ACTTTAGATGACCAACTGATTGAATACTCAGATGGAGTTGTTATTACTGCTTTAGATGTAACTATTGGTGCATCATTAGATAACTTTGTGGATTACTACCAAGTAGAATACAAACTAAGTACAGATACAGATTATCTTATATCTGGTCAGGTTACAGGATTGTTTCATAGAATATTAAACGTAAAAGATGGATTTGTTTATAACGTAAGAGTTAGAGCATTTAATACATTGGGAGTTTCATCTACTTATACTTCTGCAACAAGAACTATCATTGGTGGAATAGCACCACCTGCTGATGTTCAGGATTTTGCTTGTAACATAATTGGTGGAGATGCTCACTTGTCTTGGACACAAATACCTGACTTAGATTTAGCTTATTATCAAATTAGATTTTCAACACAAACAACTGGTGCGTCTTGGGCAAACTCAGTTTCTTTAGTTGAAAAAGTTGCAAGACCAGCTACTTCAGTAACAGTTCCAGCAAGAGTAGGTTCTTATTTAATTAAAGCAGTAGATAAAAATGGAAACTTATCTTCTAACGAAACAATTATAGCTACTAATGTTGTGGCAATAGGAAACTATAATGCTGTTGCAACACAAACTGAATCTCCTACATTTTTAGGAACTAAAACTAATATATTTCTTGATGATGATGATAATTTAAGATTAGATTCTTCTGAACTCTTTGATAGTGCAATAGGAAACTTTGATGATGCAACTGGATTTTTTGATTCTGGTTTAACTGCTTTTGATTTATATTCTCAAGGAACTTATTTATTTGCAAACCCAGTAGATATAGGTGGAGTTTATACAACAAGAGTAACTGCTTCTATTGCACAAACATCAGATAACTTAGATGATTTGTTTGATGCGAGAACTGGAAATTTTGATGATGCAGGTTCTAACTTTGACGGAGATACCCCTGCTAATTGTAATGCACATTTAGAGATCGCTTTATCTGATGATAACATCACATACACATCATTTAGAAACTTCGTTGTTGGAGATTACACAGCAAGGTATTATAAATTTAGATTAACCCTTAGTTCATTTGATTTAAGTTCTACTCCAGTTATTAGTGCTTTATCTGTAAGTATTGATGCACCAGATAGAATATTTAGTGGAAATGATTTAACTTCAGGTGCTGGAACATACACAGTAACATTTACAAATCCATTTTATTCTGCTAACTATGCTGTTGGAATTACTGCTCAAAGTTTGGGAACTGGAAATTATTACGATATAACAAGTAAAACAATTTCAAGTTTTGGTATAACTTTTAGAAATAGTGGTGGGACTGCAATAAGTAAAACTTTTGACTACCTTGCAAAAGGTTATTGATTAAGATATTAGATAGAATATGGCACAACATTCAGATTATAACATAGAAAATTCAGGTTTCCCTGCGTTCAGATCAAATTTAAACAACGTACTTTCGGCAATCAATACATTAAACTCAGGAACATCAAGACCAGCTTCTGCTGTCGCAAATTCTCTTTGGCTAGACACAACTACTTCTACTGCACCAATTTTAAAATATTATGATGGTGCTGATGACATTTCTATTCTGCAAATTGACCATACAAACAATACAGTTAATTTATTTGATTCAACAACATCATACGAAACAACTGCTACTTCTGCTGGAACAAAAACATTAACAACAACAAGTGGCTTCAAACAATTCTTTACTGGTTCAACTACTCACACAGTTGTTATGCCAGTTACAAGTACATTATCACTTGGACAATCTTACGAAATTCATAACAACTCAACTGGTTCGGTTACAATAAATTCTTCTGGTGCTAATTTAATTGCAACTTTAGGTGCTGGTTTAACTGCAACAATAACTTGTATATCTACTTCTGGGACTTCAGAAACATCTTGGGATTATTATTTACCTGCACCACTTTTAAGTTATTCTAAAGGTACATTTACTGGTGATGGTTCTGCAACAACAATTACAATTAACTCTGGTAGAGCAGTTGATAACATATTAGTATTTGTAAATGGTATTTGTTTAGTTCCAACAGATGACTATACAATTTCTGGCACAACCCTTACATTCCAAACTGCACCAGTTAATTTAGCTGAGATCACAGTTAGATATTTACCAATTTAATATCATGGGTGCTATAACTAGAAGCATAGCAAATAACATTACGACAAGTGGTGTATTCACTTCTTCTGCAATTACTAATGCTTCTGTAACTGGAATAACTGTACTTCCTAATGCTGAAGATGGTATTACACTTATATCTTCTCAAACTGCTTCTAACTCAGCTTCAATTAGTTTTACTTCAGGATTAACATCAACTTACAAAGCATATAAGTTTGTGTTTAGTAATATTCATGCAAGAACAGGTGGTACTCAATTTGAGTTTAATATGAGTACTGATAGTGGAAGTAACTATAACGTAACTAAAACTACTACTTTTTTCTTTGCTTATCATACCGAAACTGGTGCAACTACAAATTTACTTTACTCAGCAGGTAGAGATTTAGCACAATCTACAAACTTTGCTTGTTTAGCTTCTGAAAATAATTCTGATGCTGATGGAAGTACTTCAGGAACACTACAATTGTTTAATCCAAGTTCAACTGTTTATGTTAAACATTTTATATCTAATTTTAATACAATGCACCCAGACCCAGCTAATAATAATGAATATGCAGCAGGTTATGGTAATACAACGTCTGCTGTAAATGCCATAAGATTTAAAATGGCATCAGGAAATTTTGACGGAAAAATTTACTTATACGGAATAAAATAATGGGAACAATTACTAGAGGTTTATCAAACAACATTACAACTGGTGGAGTTATACTTCCTGCTGGAATTACAAATGCTTCAGTAAGTGCTGTAACTTCTTTTGCTAATGCTAGTGCTGGAACATTAATATTATTATCAACACAGACAGCTAGTGCATCAGCAAATATATCCTTTACTACTGGTTTAGATAGCACTTATGATGAGTATATATTTAAGTTTATAGACATACACCCAGCTACAGATAATGTTAGTTTTCAATTTAATATGAGTACAGATAGTGGTTCTAATTATAATGTTACTAAAACTACCACAGCATTTAATGCACAACATGATGAAGCTGATACTGATACTGATCTTAACTATCTAACTAGCCAAGATTTAGCACAATCAACAGGTTTCCAAACTCTTATGTTAGGCATAGGTAATGGTGCTGATGAAAATGGTGCAGGTACATTACAAATATTCAATCCAAGTTCAACTACTTATGTAAAGCACTTTATTTCTAGAATGAGTTATTACTATCAAGCAAATTATATTTTTGACTTTTATACTGCTGGATATGGTAATACAACATCAGCAGTTAATGCTATACAATTTAAGATGTCATCTGGTAACATAGATGATGGTATTATTAAGCTCTATGGGGTAAAGAAGTAATGATGTCGCTTAATAAACAAATTCGCTATGCTCATGGTATAATTAAACTATATGGAGTTAAATAATGGGGAGTATTACTAGAAGTTTCGCAAACAACATAACTACAAGTGGTGTTCTATTACCAGCTTCATTGACTAACAATTCTATTGCCAATGTAACTGCTTACAATGCTTCTGTTGCTACTGGTGGTATGAAATTAATAAGTTCGCAGACAGCAAGTAACTCAGCTTCTATTTCTTTTACTACTGGTATTGATTCTACTTATAAAGAGTATCAGTTTTATTTTATAGATATTAACCCAGCAACAGATAGTGTAAGATTTACTTTTAATTTATCAACTAATTCTGGTTCTACTTATGTAGTTACAAAAACCACTACGTCTTTTGCTTCATACCATGATGAAGCTGACACTGCTACAAATTTAGGTTATCAATCTGGATTTGATTTAGCACAATCAACTGCTTTTCAAAGATTATCTGATAATATTGGTAATGGTGCAGATGAGTCTTTAGCTGGTTCAATGTCTTTATTTAATCCTTCTTCAACTGTCTATGTGAAACACTTTATAGCCAGTACAAATACTTATGAAGCTGGTAATTATAGTTCAAATTATTACTACGCAGGATATGGTAATACTACTTCTGCTGTGAACGCAGTACAATTCAAGATGGATAGTGGCAATTTTGATGGAACAATTTTAATGTTCGGAATCGTATAACTTGACTAATTAAATTAACAATAATAAATAGGAGATAATATGGCAGAACATAAATTAGTAGATGGGGTTCAAATAGAACTTACAGCACAAGAAATAGCACAAAGACAAGCTGAAGCTACTGCTTGGGCTAATGGTGCTTTTGATAGAGCAATCGCTGGACTAAGATCAAAAAGAAATTCATTAATAGCTTCTTCTGATTGGACAGTATTATCAGATAGCCCATTATCTGCTGAACTAAAAACTGCTTGGTTAGAATACAGACAAGACTTAAGAGATATTACTGAAGGTGTAAATACAGTTGCAAAAGTAAATGCAGTTGTGTTTCCTGACAAACCTTAATGATTTGGTTTATTCTAGGAACTATCTTAGGAATATTTTTAGGTTGGAAATACGAGTTGGCAATTAACGATCTTATAGAATCAATTAAAATACATTTAAACATCAAGTAGTCTTGATTTTTGTTGCAACGCAACATATATATCCTAAAACTAAATAGGAGAATAAAATGTTTACATTTAAACTACCGACATACGAAGAACTAAAACAAAACTACGAAACATACTTAAAAGATGTTCAGAAGTTTTATAAAGACTGGTATTCGGATATACAAAAGACTTTTAACAAATAACTTTATTAAA